ATAATCCCAGTAGTATTTTGTGGGAACAGAAGATCTGCCCAAAACTACGTGTTTGATAAGTTCACGTTGCTGGAGGGATGACGATGCTTGATTTACTGACTCAGATCATCCAGTTCATTTGGGAACTGTTGCCAAGGCCAACAATTGTTGGCCCAATGGAAGAGTCGGCCTGTTTCTGGTTTGGCCGATATGGGCGACGAAAAGGTCCGGGTCTTTATCTGATATGGCCGCTTATTCAATACTGGCGAGTTCATACAGTGGCAAGCCAGATTTGCGAGACGGCAATCATTGCCGTTACATCCTGTGACGACAAGGACTGGCAATGGAGGCTTGGAATCGAATATGAGATCCATGACATCCTCAAGTATGAAACAGGGCAGTTTAGTGGTCAGAATCACCTAGAGATGCTTGGCGGGGCGGCACTTGTCAGAATAATAAGCCAACTATCAAGCGATCAAATCAAAGAGGCTGGGGTTTGGCGGATATGCAACAAAATCAAAACTAGAATCATTGATTCAGCCGATCAACGTGGCATGAAAGTAATCGGAGTCAGACCAATTATGGCGTCTCGCTGTCGAGCATTCTTTGTGTCGCAGGCTGAACGGCTGGTTGACTAGGGCGTAACTGGATACAAGGGGCAAGTCGGCCCATTCTATTTTACTGTGGGCCTCTCGCCCATCTTCGAATTTAGCGGAACAAAGTGTAGCTTGGAAAAATTAACCAAACAAGTCTTGAGAGAGCTTAACGAAGCATACTTAACGAAATATGTCAAGCAAGAGCCAGCATATAATCCTCTAGACATACTCAGGACTGATGACAATTTAGAGTTTGAGAAGAAGATAGCTTGGCTGCTTTCTCAGCCTGAATACTTCGCATTTCTCTGTAAGCATATTCTGAATGTCGATATACTTCCGTTTCAGAATGTAGTTCTTCAAGAACTGTGGGTTAGGAAATACCCTATGCTTATCGGGAGCCGAGGAAGCTCTAAGAGTTTTATGCTCGCACTATACTCTCTGATGCGAGCCCTGATCATGCCAAACCGAAGAATTCTAGTGGCAGGGGCGGCTTTCAGGCAGTCTAAGTTCATTCATGAATATATGGAGACTATTTGGAAGAATGCTCCAGTATTAAGAGACTTGGTAGATCAGGATAGCGGCCCCACTAGATCTCCAGACATGTGTAGGTTTACAATAAATGGATCTACTATAACCTGTATTCCAATTGGTACTGGGGAAAAGATCCGAGGATATCGCTGCCAAGACCTTTTGATTGAAGAATTTTCTAGTCATTCCCGAGAGATCTTCGAAACCGTCATTGCTGGTTTCGGCAACGTTTCTGCTGCTCCAGCCGATGTAGTTAGGCGTATAGCCTCTGAAGAGATGGCACGGGAAAGAGGGATTGATCTATCACAGCTTGGTGCAAGCGATCTCGCTATGGGCAATCAGATTATCCTCTGTGGAACGGCCTTCTACGATTTTAACCACTTTGCCGACTATTGGAGGAAGTATAAGCAGATTATTAACTCAAAGGGTGACCCAAGAAGGATCAGAGAGATATTTCCAGAGGGGGTTCCAGATGGCTTTAACTGGAGGGATTATTCAGTAATCAGAATACCCTACGAGGTTCTCCCCAAGGGTTTTATGGACGAAGGCAACGTAGCCAGATCTAAAGCTTCGGTGCATAGTGGCATCTTCCAGATGGAGTGGTGCGCGATTTTTGTTACAGACAGTAATGGGTTCTTCAAGCGTAGCTTGATCGAATCCTGCGTTACTAACGAACATAATGAGGTTAGTCTCCCATCTGGCCCTGTTGTATTTGATGCGATGCTAAAAGGATCTCCCTCTGGCAGATACATTATGGCGATCGACCCAGCTTCTGAAATTGACAATTTCTGTATTGTGATTCTCGAACTCCACAAAGATCATAGAAGAATTGTCCATTGCTGGACCACTACGCGGCAATCCCACTCGGAAAGAGTCAAGCTTGGCCTAACCACTGAGGATAACTTTTATAGTTACGCCGCTCGAAAGATCCGAGAGCTGATGCGTGCATTCCAAATAGAACGAATCATGATGGACTCTCAGGGTGGCGGGATAGCGGTTAATGAAGCCCTCCATGAAACATCCAATCTTCATCCGGGAGAACTTCCCTTTTGGCCTGTTATTGATGAGGATAAAGAGAAGCCCACAGATGATGAGGCTGGCTTGCACATTATTGAGCTAGTCAATTTCGCCAAGGCGGAATGGACCTCTGAGGCCAATCACGGCATGCGAAAAGACCTAGAGGATAAGATCCTCCTGTTTCCAAAGTTTGACCCAATTGTTCTGGGTCTAGCGGCAGAGCAGGACAAGGTCAATAATAAGCTTTATGACACACTGGAAGACTGCGTCATGGAGATTGAAGAAATGAAGAACGAGCTAGTCTTAATCGAAATCACCAAAACCCCAAACGGTCGAGATCGCTGGGACACACCAGATATCAAGGTTGGGGCCAACAAAAAGAAGAAGATGAGGAAGGACAGGTATTCTGCTTTACTGATGGCCAATATGGGAGCCAGAAACTTCTCTCTGAGCGGCCCAGCAGCATATGAAAGCTATGGGGGATTCTCCAGTGGGGTGGTCGGTAAAAGGGCAAAGTTGGCCTACATAGCTCCGCTTTGGTTCAAAGGAGCAGAAGATGCATATGGCGGATATTGAGCCTGTCGGCTGGTATTGGGCGAATTAGATTGTAGAACGATCCAATTACAATCGGAACATACAAATGCCAGTAAAAAAGAAGCCTCCAGCAGAATCTCCCGCAGTGCAAGACTTGGCTCTTGCCTCATATACCGGACTGATGACTACTTCAGCCAGCAACCGTCGCTACCTGTCGATAGAGCCCAACATATCGGTTCGTGACGAGTATAGTCGGGAAGACTATTATGGATTTCGCCCATCCGAATCTCCTGAGGGTGACACCAAAGCTATCATGCGTAAGTGTGCCAAGGCTTATGACAATGTCGGCCTTATCAAGCAAGTCATTGACCTGATGGGCGATTTTGCTTCTCAGGGCATTCGGATCTCCCACACCAATAAGAGTATCGAGAGATTCTACCGCAGATGGTGGCAGAAAGTAAATGGGGCAGAAAGATCCGAGAGGTTTCTTAACTACCTATATCGGCTTGGGAATGTGATTGTTTATAGAGCAAATGGCAAGATATCCAAAAAAGACCAAAAGGATATGTCCAAGGCCGAGAGGAGGGTAATACCATTTAGGTATGACTTTCTTAATCCCTTGACTGTAGAGGTAGATGGGAATTATTCTGACATTTTTGGCGGAAATAAGACCTACAAGATCAGGATCTCCTCCAAAACCAAGAATGCGATTGCTGCAAAGAAGAACGACCCATCCTTTTTACAGGAACTATCCCCACCAGTAAGGAAAATGATCCTAGATGGGGCCGAGTTCTTCCCATTGGAGCCTGACAGGCTCTCTGTGTATCATTACAAGAAGGATGATTGGTCAGTATGGGCCAACCCTATGATCCATGCCATCTTGGATGATATCACCATGATGGAGAAGATGAAGTTGGCCGATATGTCCGCTCTCGACGGAGCCATATCCAATATTCGTCTTTGGCGATTGGGTAGTCTTGAGCACAAAATTGCCCCCACCAGAGCAGCAGTAGACAAGCTCAGAGACGTACTCGCCAGCAATGTGGGCGGTGGCACCATGGACCTAGTTTGGGGTCCAGAGCTAGACTTTAAAGAGTCTACTAGCCAAATTTATCACTTCTTGGGCAATGAGAAGTACGGTCCTGTACTGAATGCGGTTTACGGTGGACTGGGAGTTCCCCAGACCATGACGGGGACTTCGTCTGGTGGCGGATTCACTAATAATTACTTGAGCCTCAAGACTCTCATCGAAAAGCTTGAGTATGGGCGGGGCTTGCTGGAGAACTTCTGGCGGCTTGAGTTCGAAGATCTGGCCGAGGCTATGGGGTTTCCATCTCCTGCCGAATTGCGATTCGACAATATGATTCTGTCCGACGAAGCGGCAGAAAAGAACCTCTGGATTCAATTGTCAGATCGCTACATCATCTCTGCCGAAACCCTTCGGGAGCGATTTGGCGAATCTCACGACATCGAAGAGTCCCGAATCGCCAAGGAAGAAAAAGACCGCAAAAAGCGTAAGCTGCCTCCCAAGTCCGACCCATTCCACAATGGTAACATCGAATCTGAGGTTGTCAAGCTGGCAATCCAGAAAGATACGCTCAGCGTCGAGGATGTGACGGATTACAAGGCCAGAAAGCCCCCGGTTCAGCCGGGAGGAGCCGCCCCACAGTCCAAGAAGCAGCCCGGCCAAAATGGTCGACCACTGTTCAAGGGAGATCAAGGTCCCCGAAAAACTCGCAGAGTTCTTCCCAAGAGCAAGGCAGATTTGGCAAGTACTATCCTTTGGACTACAGAAGCCCAGAAGAAAATTTCGGCAGTACTCAACCCTATTATGCTGATTCAATACGAATGTAACTCACTTCGTGAATTGACAACCGCCCAGCAGGCCGAATTAGAGGAAATCAAGTTTATCACATTGTGTGGTCTTGAAGCCTTTTCTCCACTCGATCCAGAAAAAATAGCAGAGGCCATGGATAGGAAGAACAAGGTAGATACCCTTCCTTTTTACCGAAAATTCCTCAAGACCAATAGTCGTGAGCCCAGTGTGGATGAAGTCCGACAAATGAATTGCTTGGCATATGCTTGTCAAGAATTTTAAGAAAAAACAGAAAAACTTAAAATACTAGCGTATTTAAAAGTGAGGTAACTTATGCAAAAAATATATGAAGCAGAAAAACTAGACAATCTATCTGACGCACTTACATGCGTTAGTGTTGCCATGCTCTGCCCCATATCTATTGTAGAGTCTTTTGAGATCCCAGAGAGGGTGTTGGCTTCTGTCAGCAATAGACCTATTCAAAAGGATCTCTATTACCTCAATTCCATTCTTGTATCGGCGGGATGGAATAAGAACGACGATGTTTTCGACGTAGCAGACCTATGGGCGGCACGCGAAACACCTATTGATAAGCCGTTCAATTATATGCACGATGATTCAGATATCATCGGGCATATGATTTCTTCAGCCGCAATGGCTGAGGATGGCTCCATGGTAACAGATGTTCCTCTTCCCGAAAGGATGGACCTCGTTACTTCCGCCGTTATTTATAAGACTTGGTCTGACCCAGACCAGTCAAGTCGGGTCAATAGCCTGATTTCTAAAATTGATGAGGGTAATCTAGCTGTTTCTATGGAGTGCGTATTCAGTAATTTTGATTACGCAATCATCGAGCCTGATGGATCTCAAAAAGTAATAGCTAGAGACGAAAATTCTGCGTTCCTCACCAAGCACTTGCGGGCTTATGGTGGGACAGGCTCATATGAGGGATATAAAGTTGGTCGATTGCTGCGAGACCTATACTTTTCGGGTAAGGGTCTTGTGGATAAACCAGCTAATCCTCGAAGTATCATTCTCCCGAAGGAGGTTGATCCTTTCAAGCCCGCAAATACTTTTTCTACATTGGCTATGGAGGTAGTAATGCCTGAAGACAATTCAGTGCTATTGCTGGAAGTAGAGTCCCTAAAAGAGACTCTGACCGCCGAGAAGGCGACAGCAAGCACTCTAGCGACAGAAGTTAGCGGTCATAAGGCTACTATTTCTTCGCTTGAGTTGAAGATTACAGAACTTGAAACTTCTATTGCAAATATCTCTCAGGAGAAACTGACTCTGAGTCAGGAAATTCAGAAGATGGTTGCAGAAGTAAAGACGACAGAACGAAAGAACGCACTAGTCAAGGCTGGAGCAACCGAAGACCGAGCAACTGAGCTGCTCTCTAAGTTTGCTGAAGCTACTGATGAAATGTTCGAAGTAGTTGTTGCATTGATCGTTAGAGAACCGGCCCCTGTTCTGGACACTGAGTCGGTTGAAGTCGAAGTTGAAGCAGAAACACTAGATGATGTTACTGAAGTGGAAGCTCCAGTAGTTATTGTTGAAGATTCTGTTTCTGACAAGATTAGCGTAGCTTCAGAATGGCTACGTTCTAGTGTCCTTAAGTCTACAAAAAATTTGAAGTAAGGGGTAAATTATGTCACTTAAAGGTGATCGTAACGAGCTGGATACAGACATCTCATTCTTTATGAATGAAACTGCAACTCGTGGTCTTGTTGTATCCGTTAGCACAGCAGGCTCTGGAGCCGCTATGGATAACGGCGTAGCTTTGGCGACAGTAAAGGCGAATCCATCTGGAGCATATCCTTTGGGTATTTTGCTGAACGATATGGTCAACATTGACCTGACTCGTCAGCACCTTAACCAGCACAAGGATGAAGTCCAGAAGGGTGGCAAGATTACTATCCTGCGTAAGGGATTCGTCGTTACTGACGCTATCTCTGGTACACCTTCTGGTGGTCAAGATGCGTATCTTGCCGGGACTGGTCTTAT